CGTGCTGGCGGATGTGCTCGATTACCTTGGCGAAGTCGTCATCGCCGTAGTCCTGCTGGGTGGTGGTCATTTGCTCTTGGCTTCCTCAGTGCGCTGTGACGGGCGCGGCCCGAAACGACAAAGCCCGCTGGGATTGCTCCGAGCGGGCTTCGCGTTGCCGTCCATGGATTCACGCGGCGGGGTCGGACGACGCCCTGCTGCGGCTGCCTCTGCGTACACGCTGCCCGGCGAGGCCGGTCGGGCAGCGGCTATGGGGTCAGGCGGCGGCTTCGGCCAGCGACTGGTTGATGAGGTCGGACTCCTGCGGCTGGTTGGCCGCGGGGTCGGCAGCGCCCGGGTACGGGTCGGCCGGCTGGGGGATGCCGCCGTGGAACTGGTGGGCGACGTCCAGATTGATCTGCGTCGCCTTGGACTTGGCGAGCTCGGCCTGCGCGGAGTCGAGGACAGCCTTGGCCTGGTCGTGCTGCGCGCTGGCGGCCAGCGCCTGCGTCTTGGCGGCTTGCTCCTGCGCCGCGGCGGCCGCCTGCTGGGTGGCGACCTGCTGTTGCTGCTGCTGCCAGGCCTGCGCACCAGCGCGATCGCCCGTGACCGGCAGACCCGCCATCCGGCGCATGTCGTCGGCAGCCTGCTTGCGGCCAGGGCCCAGGGTCGTGTTGTTCTCGACCCACATGGGCACGAGCACGGTGGCCTGGGGCGTTCCGGCAAGCGCGCGCACCATGTCGCCGATCTGCTGGCTGGCTTGCATCTGGTAGGCCGGCGATGCCGGAACCTCGGACAGGCCGACGTTCAGCTTCATGTCCTTGACCTGATTCATCGGCTTGGACTGATCGAGCGCAGGCTGCCCGGTGCGCGGATCCACCACCGGCTGGCCGTTCTGGTCGACCAGCGGCTCGAAGGTGTTCAGGACCACCACGCGGCGCGAGTCGCCGGCACCGATGGCGACCTGCATGTTCGGCTCCATGCAGTCCTCGGCGATCAGGTCGAGGAGCGCTTCGAACACGGTGTTGCGCGCCAGGCCGTAGTTGTCGTTGAGCTCGCCCATGGCGATCTGGCCCTGCTCCACGAGCGAGTTGATCGCGATGCCCGACGTGACGCCGGCGGGTGCGTTGCCGAGCTGAGTCGCGTAGACGCCCGGCACGTCCTGGATCAACTGCTTGGCGTCCTGCATCACCTCGAACTGCTCTTGCTGGAGCTGCATCGAGTTGCCGATCTTGATGCCGTCGTCACGCTTGCGGTTGGCGTTGGTGACCAATAGCATGTCCGGGCGCATGGCGTTCTCGGCCAGGTCGGCGATGTTGTTGTACTTGTCGTCGAGGGCATCCGAGTCGACCTGGATCTGCTGGGCCTTGAGCATCCACTGGATGCGCAGGCGCCGCTCGTTGTACTCGTCCTGGGGGTCGAGCATCCCGTGCACCAGCCCGTAGGGGGTGTTGTCCTGGTCGTCGCGGAAGGCGAAGAACGGGATGTAGGGAAAGTCGAGCTTGGTCGTCGCCACGTCCATGATCCGGAACGGGCCGGCGAACAGCGACATGCGCACCTGGTCGGTGACCTTCTTTTCGATCTGCACCGTGCCGCGCGACACCGCGGCGACGTGGTACGGGTTGTCTTCCTTGTACCGCACCCAGCGCGGGCCGATCCGGATCATGACGATCTCGGCTGGCACGCGGTACCAGACCTCGTAGAACTTCAGGCGCTGGCGGATGCCGTCCAGCCACTCGGAGCGGCGCACGCCGAAGTTCTGGCAGTCGTTGTAGGCCTGGTGAAAGCGCGTCTCGAACGAGAACTGGAAGTCGGCGATCGCGCCCTGCCAGTTGTTCATGGCCAGGTCGAACACGTCGGCGAACTGCGGCATGCTCGCCTTGGCCACGTCCAGGTCGACCCAGCGGGCGCGGCACAGCCAGCGGGCGTCGCGCAGCAGGATGTGCTTGGCGCGCCAGTCCCAGAAGATCTCGGAGCGGTGAACTTCCTGCACGCGGTACGGGAAGCGCCGCGGATCGGACACCCGGGAGACTTCGACCCAGCCGAGGCCGGCCGACACCTGCGAGGCATAGGCGTTGGAGATCGCCATGTCGGTCAGCGACTCGCGCTGCGCCTGCTTGAGCTTGACGCTCATCACGTCGCAGACGTCGGCCCACCGGTCGTCGTCGGGCTCCAGGTGCGCGTCGCGGCGGTTCTTGGCCTCGGCGCCCAGCACGCTGCGGATCGTGCGGCCGATCAGGTTGGTGACCCGCGGCACGAGCTTGTTCTTCTCGGCCCACAGACGCTGCTCGGCCGAGAGCTGCTTGCCGTCGACGTAGGCGCAGCACAGGTCAGCCGTCGACCGCCAAGCCGGCTGCTGCTCGCAGTCGGCCAGCATGCGCTCGAGCTGCCGGAGCGAATAGCCGCCCTTCGCCCGGTCACGATAGGTGTCGACGGCACCCTCGTTGCGGACGGTTTGGACGGGATTCATGCTCATGGGCGTTGCTCTCTCAGTTCAGGCCGCGCAGGCGGCGGAATTTCTCGGCGTCGGGGCCGTGGCTGACGGTCGCCAGGTCGAGCCCGGAGACGATCAGATAGCGCATCGCGTCCATCGCGTGGTCTTTTTCCTTGACCACATGGCCCTTCTCGTCGCGCCGATAGATCCGGTATTCGCTGAGAAGCGGCTTCAGGCTGCGGAACACCTTGAGCCGGCCGGTGGCCAGGCGCTGGTGCACCTCGTACAGGCCCGACTCGCGCGAGTTGTCGGCGCAGGTCAGCTTCAGGCCCAAGGTCGTGTAGATCTCGAGCAGTTGCTCGCCGTCCTTCTGGCTGCGGCCGCGGCTGGCCGGGTCGATCGTTCCCGGGATCCATTCGCCGCGCCCGCGGATGCCGGCGACGTGCGTGCTGGGCTCCTGCTGGCCTTGGTAGTGCAGCGAGTACAGGTAGACGATGTCCGAGTCGCGGTCGATCGCGCCGAACACCGCCGCCGTGCAGTTCCAACCCACGTCCAGGCCATAGGCGCGCGGCCAGTGCTTGGGGATTTCGAAGTCGTCCACCACGATCGCGTCTTCCGGGATCGGGTAGATGACGCCGGAACCCAGCGTCGGAATGCCCTTCGATCGCGAATCGCGCAGGTGCGGCTCGCAGTTGGCGAGCATCCGCACCTTCTGCGTCTCGCTCAAGTGTGGGACGTCGTCCCAGCCGGCCATCACCAGCGCCACGTCGGCCGAGCGCTTGACCCGGTCCTGTGGGATCTCCGCGTCGGCCCCGAGGTAGACCAGCACCGTCGGCGTCAGGCCGCGCAGCGGCGTGTACGTCTCCATCAGCAGGCCGTCGGTGGTCATCAGGCGCAGCGCGCACTCCGCGCGGATGCCTTCGTTAGACTCCTCGTCCAGCCAGACGACGTGCTTCTCCGTGCCCTGAAACGCCTTGCGGCCCTGGTCGTAGGACTTGAAGCCCAGCCGCGACAGGCCGCCCGACACATGCTTGACGGTGATGTAGTCGAGCGAGCCGTTGCCGTACATGCGCTTGACCATCTGCACCAGATCGTCGCCCGGGATCAGGCCGGTGCCTGGCGCCTCCATCGGCCCGACCAGTTTGTTCTGGATGATGTCGCGCACCGTCTCGGAGGTGTCGCCGGCCGCCCACGCGTCAATCGGATGGTCGAACCGATGTCCCTCCCACCACGCCGGATAGCGCCCGGTGAGGTGGCAGACCATTTCGAAGCCGCCGCCGCCTTCGGTCTTGCCGACCCGGTTGGCGGCCATGAAACACCGGGTCTTGTGGGTGGCCCCAAGCCGGAAGAACTCGAGGTGTTGCTGGTAGAGCTCGCGACGCAGCGGGCCCGTGTCCGGGAAGTAGGTGTAGAACTTGCGGCGGGCGACTCGGCGCTCTCGTTCTTCGAGAAGCGCCAGGTAGTCAGTGTTCCGTGCGCGGCGCAGCGCGGGATTCGAGTTCACGGATTCGCTTCTCGATGTCTTCGTCGGTCAGCTCTTCGTAGGGCTTGGTCACCTCGAGCTTGTCGTTGAACATGCCCAGGTGACGCCCAAGCAGTTCGAGCGCCTTGACCTTGTCGTGCGTCTTCAGCTTCATCGAGCCGCCGGTCGCGGAGATGGTCTCCGACACCTCGGACACCTGCGCAGCGTCGTCATCGGTCAGCGTCTCTGAGTCGAGGAGGCTGACGCCACCAGGGCCCCACTTCATGAGGCGGCGCTTGTCGCCGAACGCCACGCGGGCGATTTCGTTGAGCACGCGGTCTTGTGTGATCTCGGTGCGAATCGCGCGGCGCTCCTGAGCGGCGGCGATGGCTTCGGCGACCTTAGGGTTTCTGAGTAGCTTGTAGGCCTCGACAGAAGCACCGTTGCCGGTCGTTGCGTAGCCGGCGCGCTTGTAGGCGGCGGTGGCATTGAGATCGACGAGGTACTGCTCGACGAACGCCTGTTGTTTGGGGGTGAGGCTCATGGCGTGGGCGCCATCTCGGCGGCGGCCGCAAACAGCGTGAGGGTGGCCCGCTCGCAGGCGACAAGCAGGCGAATGGTGGGATAGGACAGGGAGATGCACCCCGCCTCTTCAATGACATGGTCGATCAGGGCATCCTTGGCGAGGTCACCCGTGGACGACCACATGACGCACTTGCGGATCTTGCGAATGCCAGCGCGGGACATCCCCAACTGCGCTGCGTACAGCGTGGCCTGGCCGATGCCGGCGACGACGTGCGTGGCGCCGTTGGCGCCGTCCTTGGCCTCAATGACGGTGGCGCTGCCATCGGCGTGGAACACCACGATGTCCGCACGCCCCACGCGAAATGACATCTCGAAGACCAAGGTGTCGGCAGCGCCCAGCGGCAGCGCTGGATCGATCTTCCCCGCAGCAAACTGAGCACAGAAGATGCGCACGAGATCCTTCTCAACTCCGCCGGCATCGCCTGCGCGGCGCATTTGCTCCGCGAGCAGAGTTGAGTACTCGCTGATCGACGCAGCGTCTGGCTTCATGCCCAAACCACCCAGGCCGCGGCGCCGCCGCAGATGGCTGCGAGGCTGAAGAACAGGTGACTGGCCTTGCCGGCTTGGTCGATGGGGTCAACGAGTTCGAAGGCGCCGAGCAGGAGGAAGACCAACCCGACGACGACCATCACCGCGGCGATCCCGATGCGGAATGGGTAGCTCATTTCGCGTCGGCCCGGGTGACCAGCGGCGGCATGGCGCAACGGCGCGCGACCTGCAGGCGGATGCGGTGAAGTTCCATGGCGGCCTGAGCCTCGGCGCGCGCCTTCGGCGCGGTGCGGACGATCCAGTCGAACGGGTTGCCGTCGGCGGCGGGGTCGAAGACGGGCTTGGGCGGCAGGCGCAGGAGGTCGGTCAAGGGGCGGCTCCGGCGTTCAGGGCTGCGTTGAGGGCGCGGAGGTAGCCGGGGTCGCGCACTGCTCGAAGGTCGGCAGCGAGAGATTCAGCGTCTCCTGCAAGCTCTGCCTGTACTTGCAGACCTTGGCCCAGAAGATCCCCGGCGGCGGCGGCTCGCTGCTCACAGGCGGCGAGGGAATCCTGGGCAGCACCACCGCTGCGGAGGGACTCGGAGAGGGAGCCACGCAGGCGGTCAGCATCAGCGCGGAAAGCAGCGCGAGTGCTCGCGACCTGAACTTGTTCATGGGCACGGACATCCGCGACCTCCTGGGTGCGTTGGGCGAGCGCCTGCTCGAGGGCGCGGTTCTTGGCGTTCTGGGCGGCATCGGCGATGACCTGAGCCGCCTTCGCCTTGTCCCACTCGCCCTGCACGCGCGCAGCGCCGATGCCTTCGAAGTGGTTGGCCAGCGCCAGGGCGCCGGCGATGAGGGCGACGAGCGCGACCGCGCAGGCGATCAGCTTCGCCTCGAGCGGGAGGCCGGGCAGGGTCACCCGCCCTGCCCCGTCGTCTTGTTGATGGAGTCGGCGATCTGCTGCATGGCGACCTTCTCCAGCGCGGCCTGCGCATCGATCTCGGCCTTCGCGTCGGCGGCGCCGGGCAGCTTCATGGCGGCGGAGAACAGCGCGTGCGCGGCCTTCAGGGCGTCGGCGCGGGTGGTGCCGCGGCGCTTGTAGACGACCCAGGCGACGGCGACGCCGAGGATGAAGCCGATCAGCATGAAGATCAGGTCGGCGGGGGTGATGGTCAGCGGCATGGCGTCTCCTTCAGGTGGTTTGGTCGGCGAACATGGCCGCTTCCGCGGCGCGGCGGCGCGCAAGGCCCGCCAGGTGGGCGCCGCCGGCCATGTCCCACTTCTTGAATTCCTGATCGGCGAGCAGAAATCGGCCGCCGTTGAGATCCTTCAGCATCGTGGACGACGCGAAGTTGCCGGCGCCGGCGTTAAATACGAAGTCAACCAAGCTGTCGAATTGCTTCTGCGTCAGCGGCACCTTCACCAGGCGGTTGACGGTGTTCACGGCGTTCTGGACGTTCGCCTGCAGGTCGGCTTCGGCCTGCTCCTGGGTGATGGTCGAGCCCGGGACGACGCCGTGCGTGTTGCCGTAGCCGTTAGTCCATACGCCCACGCTGTCTTGGTAGGCGTCGAGGCGGCAGCCCTCGAAGGACTCGGTCAGATGCAGGCCGTCGCGGGAGTACTGCATGGTCAGGCCGCCTCGAACTCGCGCTTGGCTTGGGCGAGCTGCGCTTCCAGATCCTGCTCGATGACCTTGAGCGCACGCAGCCAGGCGTCCTCGGACGCGAGGGAGCAGTAGAAGTAGGAGAGTTCGGAGCGCGCGCCGCGGCGCTTGGCCATGGCTTGCAACTCGTTTTCCAGCCCGCGAATGCGCTCGCTGAGCGCGTTCAGCTTTTCAAGGCGTTCGATGTTCATCAGAAGCACCCGTAGTTCTGCGGGATGTTGGTACGGAGCTGCCCGTCGCGGTTCTCCTCGACACCCTTGGCTGCGCCGGGGCGCTGCTTCCACTCGGGCTCGGCCGGCTGCGTCGGCTTGGGTTGCACCTTCTCGCCCAGCGGCTGGAATCGTTCGGGGTTCAGGTCGTCGGTCGTGCGCATGGCGTCTCCAATCCGAGCTGGCGAACAAGCGCGAGGGCTTCGCGCGACTCCTGGGCGACGCCGCGGCGGAACGTGGCGATCCAGGACGTGACGAACGGCTCCGGCCGCGGCGCGTCATCCGCCGGCTTCTGGGGCTCGGCGTAGACGGGCTGGCGGCGCAAGGGGCTACCTCTTCTTGGTTCCGGTGGGTCCGGCCAGGACGCCCCACTTCTTCTCGGCGAAGGCCTCGAAGGCGTTGATCGCCCGCGTGCCCATGTGGCCGGCGACGCCGACCAGGCCGATGGTCACCTTCAGGGAGACGCCCATGGCGTCGCAGAGCAGGAAGCACAGGAAGCCGGCAAAGGCCGATGTGCAAAGCTCTCCGATCAGGTGCATGAGGCTCCAGCCGGGGACGACACCGGCTTTGACCTTGGCGATCCAGCTCACGAGGCCTCCCAGCAACGACATGCCCACGATGAACGCCAACGTGTGCAGGTTCAGATCGAGTTCGTCACGCGGCGCCGGCTCGACGGCCTGGGCCAGGGTCACCACCATCGCGAAGAGGAAGGCAGCAGCGAAGCGCGTGATGGTGCGGCGCATTGGTGCCCTCACTTGCAGGTGATGCCCGGGCCGCGGACTCCCAGCGCCAGGGGCGCCTGGTAGGTTCGCGGCTCGCGGCGCAGGCGCCAGAGCACCCGGACGATCCAGACGAGCATGGATCAGCCGAACGTGACGTTCAGGCCGGCAGGGGCCTCGTAAGTCGTCACCGGGGGCGGCGGAGGCGCGTCGGCCGGCACGGTGAACTCGATCGAGGCGGAGCCCAGCGGCGCGCCATCGGTGTCGTAGGCCTGACAGGAGCCGCTGTAGGCGCCGGCCGGGAGGTCGTACTCGACGATGGTCTGCTTGGTGTCGACGTCCGCCTGGCCCGTGACCTTGAAGCGGTAGAACCCGAACGAGACTCCGGAGGCCAGCTCCGTCGTCGTGGTGGCGAGCGTGAGGGTGACTTTCATGGCGGCTCCAGAAACGACGAAAGCCGCTCGATGGCGGCTTCGGGTGGAAGATTTTGCAGATGGCTCCGCCACTAAGCGGAGTCTGCGTTTTATTCTGGCCTGGTTCGTCTGTCAGGCTATGGTTGCGCTGGTTACTATGCCTGCGGCAAAACCTTCCGTCAAGCAATTCGAGTGCCCAGCCGAGTTCTGGAGCCCAAGCGCTATGCGGCCATCCGGCCAGTGCTGTATATAATCACAGCATGCCACTCGAACGCCTTCCCCACTACCGCTGGCGCATGCGCAGCCAGACCATCCCCGGCCGAATGGTCACCAGTGAGCTCATGACGGAGCGGCAGGCCAAGGCGGCCGATCCTGATGCCGTGCCGCTGCCTGGGACGATGGAAATGCGGGTGGTTGACGAGGACGAGCCGGAGGCGTTCGATCCCTATGACCCGCGGTGGACGACCTAGTCGCCGCGCGCGCGGTCGATGGCTTGACGCAACTGGCGCCGCGCCTCCCAAAGCTTGGCGGCCACGCGGTCGCGCTTCTCGTGGCTGTAGTAGCTGACATTGATCGCCATGACGACTGCAGGAATCGTGGCGATGCGGATCGTCATCGTTGACGCTGTAGACGCAAACGATGAGAAATCAGGCGAGGCCATTTCGGGCCACTCGCGCTCCTGGTGTGCCGGCCGATTCACTCCGAGGACGTACTTGTAGCCCAGCCCGGTGAAACTTGTTTCCTTGCGCCGGTAGACTTCGCCGCGAGGCCGATACTCGCGCTCACGCTTGGCGAGCGTGCCAGCGCCAGCCGCACGGATCTGATCCTCAACAACGAGCATCGCGAGGAGGCCATCCTCGTCACGGTAGCGGCGGTCGCGTCGTCGCGCCAGGAGTCGCAGCAGGACGCGTTTCTCAGGAAGGCTGTTGCTCATGGCAGTTCCACCGTCTCGCCCAGTTTCGAGGCGACGTAGGCGCGCATGGCGGCGATGAGGGGTGTAGGGCCGCTGGCGCTCGCCTTGGCTCCTTCGATCTCGCCGTTGGACATCTCCAGCCCGATGTATGCTGACCAGTCAGCGACCATATCGATGGTTGTGATCCGCTCGCGCTCGAGGATCGGGCCACCCTGCTCCCATGCAGTAGACGGGCACCAGTCGAAGCGGTCATCCCTTGCGCGCGCCGGGCCGAGCACGCAGGCTTCCCCGCGGGCGTCGTCGCCTGGGTCGATCCAGAAGGAAGGGAAGCCCTCTGCCTTGGCGACAGCGGCGTCCAGCAACGCACCTTCGAGCTCAGCGGTCTTGTAGGTGGTCATGGCTGACGGCCGATCGTGACTTTCGACAGGTCGATGGGGCCGTAGGTCATCTCCTTTGCGTCGCTCGTTGGCGGCGCCAGATAGAGCATGCCAGCTTCACCACGGTGGCGGCGAGCGCAGGTCTCAAAATGGCCGCCGACCGCGGCGCAGGCAGGGCATCGCTCGCCAGTAACGCACGTCCCGGTGGAGGCTCCTGCTCACGAGCACGCCGCCTTCGACCTTCGCCACTGCCTTCTGCGCCTCGCTGTGAGATGCGCTGGGGCGGTCATAGGCGTATTCGATTCCGGCACCGACGGACTGCCAGTAGTCGACATCGGCCTTCCTCGGCTCGCCGGCATTGAAGCCCATCTCAGGTGTGCATTTCACGGCTGGACGCCACGCGATGATCTTCGCCTCTCCCGTCACCTCTGCGGCCGTAGGCTTGGCATCGACTGCGAGGCCCGTAATCGTTGCGACTCGCTTTCCGTCCTGCATGACGCGGGCCTCTCCGGCGGGGATCGTCGGATCGATGACCATTTTCATTGGCAGGCCGGCCGCCTTCCCCACCGGGCTACCTGCCCTGCTGGCGAGGTCGCGGAGGCGGTCGATGGCGGCGTGCATCTTGTCGCGTTCCGCTGTGCAAATCGCGTCACCACCGCGGAACGAAGACGCGGCCATGTAGGCATCGGCGCGCAGCTTCGCCTCTTCCGCCAGCCTCGCCGCTTCGGCGGCTTGTGGGGTAGTGTTGGTCATGCTTGTTCTCCGGTAGCGACGCGACGGTTCCAAACCTCCAAAGCATCGGCCATGGCGTACTGCTGCGCACTGGCGTTGCCGCCATGCCAATCCGTTTGTCCGAAGCCGCTGACATGAGGGCGCGGGCAGCGGTATCCCCGACAGAACAGTGACGATTGCCACCTCCAGACGCGCTCGATTCCTTCGGTGAAAGCAGGCATCGAACCGGTTGAGTTGTGGCTCCAGACCGGGGTGCTACCGCAGAACGGGCACGGCAGCGGCGGTGTCCGATAAGTCACCGCGCCGCTCATCGCTTCTCTCCCGTCCCCGCTCCCTGGGAGGGAACTGCAGGAGTGGCGAGCGGGTGCGCCTTCAGCCATTCGTTGAGCGGCCCGAGTCGGTCGGGATACAGCCCGGGCTGTGACAGCCAATCGAGCCACTTCAGCGCGTCGACGACAGTCTCGGGCAGTGCCCCCAC